TTGGATGTTGCTCTTAGCGAAGTAAGATAGCTCACCACTAAGAAAAGCAAAGTTCAAAGCACTTGTGTAGGTAGGTAGTGGGTAGTAATCTTGACCTACTGACTTGACCTCGTATGAGTAAAGTTGACATTCATCTGTACAAGTAATGTGGTAAGGTCTTACTTGTTGCGTTTCTATCCTGGTGCTCCAATCATCTGAGATATAGTACCACCTTCTGTCTGCTGAAATTCTTACTTTCTCAGGAGATACATTCTCAATCTTAACTAGTTTTCTTTTTTCACCAAAGTATAGTTTGAAGTACACACGATTGTGCAAAACCAATTGTTTGGTGACAGCTTTAACAGTATGCTTAATGTTAATCTTTTTTTCAAAGCTGAACATCTCTAGTTTCTCCTGTGGGGTGAGCTTGTCTGTTGCAAGGTTAAATCCTCCACCAATTACAGCATTGGTCTTAAAGTCTACAATGGCACCATGAAGAGGCGAGCTGTAGTACATTTGGTTTAAGAGTTCAGGATACAAGTTGTCTTGTCCGAATCTCACCCATGACTCCTGCACATATCTTCCATTGACATAAGGCAAGGTCAAGTTACCTCTTCCTACCGGTAAGAATGGTGTGCTAAATGATTGATAGCCCTCAATTACTTCGGGGCCTTTTGGTTTTGTGTTAAATAATTTCTCGTACCATGCCATAGTTAGTCGTATATTGATGTACCTGCAGGACCACTTACAACCATTCTCCCATCCTCAATCACAATACCTGTAGTTTGTGCTATGGTTAGAGGCAGAACGAATGCAGTTGAGCTTTCATATACCTCATAAGTGTACTGTCCTTTAATTAATGTGATGTCTGTAGGCTCATTTAGTGAGAACAGATTGTATCTTTCGGGGTAAGCACTTGTATCAGGAGCTGTGAATAGCTGTGGTGTGCTAGTAGTATTCATTTCATTGGTGAACACAAACAAATAGTGTGGTGTAGTAACAGTAGTGACCTCTGAAAGAGTCAATACAAACTTATTACTAACACCTTGGTTTAAGTATATCACACCTATATTAATTCTCACTTGGCAAATGTTCACAAAAAAAGCCCCACCGAATGGCAGGGCTATTATATAGAGGGCAGGAATTGTTATGCAATACCGATTGCAGCAAGTGCACCAGGCAACATAGTTACCTCGTATGCTAGGTATTCATTCTCAGCTATCAAAGTAACAGAGTACTTAGAGCCATCAGCACGAGCAGTACCTGAGCCTTCACCTGTAGCAGATACCTGCAAGTAAGGGAAGTACCAATACTTACCATTCGCATCCAAGACTACAGCTGCCAAGTATTGTTGACCAGCTCCAAGGATTTTGAGTGCACGAGACTTAGCTGCTTCTCTTCTATGAAACATTAAGTTAATTGTAGACGTTACAAAAGAGCTACCATTAACTAGGTCAATAGTTGAATCTTCGGTAAAGTTAGACGTATTTCTACGGATGTAGTAGTTTTCAAATAGTACAGGAGGAGCTTGAAGAGTGATAGCTGTAATGTCCCATCCTGCACCCAATGATGGGTTGGTTGGTGTGATAGAGGCTATCTCATCTTGTTGGTTTATCCAAATACCATAGATACCTCCACTATTGTTGTCGCAACTTTTTAAGATTGCTTCTAATGCTTGACAAGCCATTGTGTTAAAGTATTAAAAAGCCCCCTTGTGAGAGGGCTTATGGTTATTATTATTAAGAGTAGAAAACGATGTCAGAACCATTCACATATTCAAAACCAACTTTCATGTTAGCACGAGTACGGATGTAAGGCTCAGCTACTGTATCAGCCAAGTTAACAGCTCTAAGGTCAGAAGAATCTCCTTCAGCATCAAATGCATAGATAAGGTTATCTTTCAATGTCCATACGAAAGTGTTGTTGGACATACCAGGACAAACTACGATCTTCACACCTAAGAAAGTTAAGTTCAAATCTTGAGTGATGAATGCTTGCGTGTTACCTGAAGCAACACCTAATCGGTAGATGTTAACCAATTGAGTAGGCAGGTACAAACGTAGGTCAGCAGTACGAGTTGCAATAGATGCAGGAAGCAAAGCGAAAGCAGCTTCTAACTTAGTACGCAATTGAGAGAAAGTTGTAATTGCACCTGTACCACCATTGATAACTGTATCGTTAGGGTCAGTCAAACCTGCAGTTAACTTAACTTCGTAACCATCACACAAAGCAAGTGTAGGGTTTAATGAAGTTGTGTCACCTTGCCATCTGATTGACTCAATAGAGCCATTGATTTTGTTAGCCATTTCTCCCCAATAGAAAGACATGAAAGATGCAACAGAGAAATCTCCGTTAGACCCTTGTGTCATTTGCAATGAAAGGAAAGATTGCTCTAGGTCAAATTGACAAATCTGAGCCATTGCAGAAAGAGCGCATACGTCAATTTCTTTAGCGTTCAAATCATCAGATGGTGCTGTAAAAGCACAGCTAGATGCTTGCAAGATGTTGCCAAAAACAACAGTTGCTAATTTAGTTTTATACTTTACACCTGGCAAAGCTCTGTAGTTGTCAGCAGTATCCTCAGACAAGTAAGCCTGTGAATAAAATGCCTCCGGGTTAGCTGCTAATAAAGCAGTGGTGTCGATGTTTAAGTCGAATTTTAATTTACGCATGATTGATTATTTATTTAGAAACTTGTTTATATTACTCATTCTGTGGTGAGCACTCATGGCTACACCTTCTGTTACTATATCCTCTTCAACTTCTTTAGACATTATCTCATCAAGGGTGTTCTTAATCTCAGCAATCATTGCGAGTACAGAGTTAAGTTGTTCATCCATTGCAGGCTTTACGATAGCAAGGATAGCCTCTGCATCTAGCACAGGATCAATTGCCATGGTTGTCTCTTCAGCATTAGCTGTTACTGTCTCTTCAACGACAGTATCTTCTAGGGCTACTTCTTCCGAAGCCTCCATTACTTGAGCATCTCTAATCTCAGTAATCTCTCCGTTTTTTACAACGTAGATTTTACCTTCGATGAGGTGCTCTCCATCAGGTAGTTTATTCATTTTTGTTTTGGTTTTTATTTGCTCGTTTAATTTCATCCCTAAAAAGCCTTCAATGCTGAAACCTATTTGCTCTTGTGCTACAAGTTCTGCGTAGTATTCTTTATCAGTTAGCTGTGCTGTAACCATCAATGTTCCCTCAGGTACCTCAATGCCAAAACTAGAATAGGCTTTATCTTCTTTTGGTGTATCTACTATCCATGACTCAAGGACAAATGCAGGCACTGTCTTAGTCTCATCGTGCTCAAGGTTGAATAGGTCTTTGTTAACCAATTGTTGCATGAACTTGCCATGTATTTTTTCTATCTCCTCCTTGCTAAACTTAACGTAGTACTCCTCATCTGTATCCTCATCAAACCTATATATCTCCATAGGGATAAGGGCAGGTGCAGTTACTCTATATTTGAGTTCATCACTAAAGAATAAAGGCTTTGATTGAGAATTGAAGGCCATCCCTTTCACCTTAATGGCAGGAGTGGATGTGAAAGCTATCTGCTCAATGCCTAGGTCTTCACCATTCTCTGCGTATTCAGGGTCAATAGTGATCTTGTAAATCGGGATATTTTTCTTTGCCATCTATCTATATTAAAAAAATCGTATATTTGTTCAAATTACAAATCATGATAACTATATTAAACAGGGAAATACCCAACCAAATTGATGAGCTAACCATTGAGCAATTTGAAGCCATCACTGAGATTAATAACAGCCAAGAGCTTGACCCCATTGATAAGCATTTGCAAGTATTCGCATACCTTGGGATACCAGAGAGTGAGTTTTGGGACTATGATGTGGCAGACTTTGTAACTATTGTAAAAGAATTTAATTCAATGGACCAAAAAGACTTTCCTGTTGTGGAGGAGTTGGAGCTTGGAGGATACGTTTACAAAGCGCAGATGAAGTTAACGGTAAGAGATACTAAGATGATTGAGAAGGTAGCACTTACCAAACCAAAAGGATATATCTCTGAAATGTTGGCTATCATGTTTAAGCGTGAAGACCTGACACCTACTGAGCACTATGCCGATGCACATATCAAACAGAAAGCAAAGCTAATTAAGAAGCTGAGTGCAGATATCTCCATCCCTTATATTATGTTTATAGCAAACAAGATAGGTCAACAAGTAAAGAATGATACAACTACCCAAGCAATGGAGCCAAGTAACGCTTGAGCAGTACATTGAATTTAACAAGATAGCAAAAGACCAGGGAGCCTACTACTACAATAGTGAGGCTCTCTCTATTTTATCTAATGAGCCAATGGAGGTCATAGAGGATTTGGATGTGGATGAGCTTACTCAGTTAATTAAAGATAATAAGTGGTGTGCCTCTGAGCCATCTAAGAGGTACAAGCATGAAATGCTAGGGATGAAGTTTAAGCCATTCTCTAAGCTAACCCTCTATGAGTACATTGACCTTGACTACTACTTTGTAAATGACTACATTGGTAACCTTGCCAACATCTGCGCCATCTGTTATCGGCAAACAAGAGTTAACGAATGGGGGGAGGAGATACTAGAGCCTTATGACTTTGACTGCACGCTAAGAGCTGAGAAGTTCTATGACCTTCCTGTCACTGATGTGTATGGTGTACTGCATGAGTTCATTAAGTACAGGGATACCTTCCTTAAAAACTATGAGAATCTATTTAGTGGTGAATTGGATGAGGAGCTTAGCAATGAGGAACGCAACAACATGGATGCTGAGGAAGTCAAAGAGATAGAGAAAGAACAGGCACAAGCTAAGTGGAGTTGGGAGCAGACTATCTATGGACTGACAAAGGGAGACATAACAAAGAGTGAGAAGGTAGGCGCACTGCCTCTTATCTATGTCTTCAATATCTTAGCAATGAAAAAAGAGTTAGACCTCTAGAGGGAAACCTTGTTTGAAATCTGCAGGAGGGTCAATAGGCATAAAGGTGTAAACAAGTTTTTGCTGTTTCTCTAGGATAGGTACTACCTTAATTAAAGGATAGTTTTTAGTAAGCCATTCAGTGTACTGCCGATAAATCTCTGCAGTCAATCCTGATGATGACATCCTATCAGTAAACTCCTGCACAATCTCATAGGGAGGTATCACACCACCATTCCAAAGAAAGGCACCATTGTTTAGAAAAATGAAGTAGTACATAGCAAGTATCTGAATCTCTAGCTTACCCCATGTACCTGATACCTTGGCATTGATTCTCACTGAGTCATAAAGCGTTCCCTCTTGCACAAGGCCCTTCTCCATAATTATCTTTTTTAAGATGTTAGCCATCTTCCTTCTCGTTGGATACAGGACATTAAAGTCACCGTTGTTTGCGTATCTACCCATTAGTTAATTCTTTATATATATCCATAGTATCATCCACTAGAATAATGCCCTTATCAGTTTCTACATGAAGCTGTGTATCACTAATCACCTCAATAGGTCCTGTGATGGTGTATTCAATTTCGTTGTATGTGAATGTATTAAGCATATAGTGTATGTAAGCCCCATTGAATTTGTCCTGTATCTCCTGCATTTGAACATTGTATTGTGTACAGAAAATAATTATCTACTGCAGGATT